CATAGTCAGTCCCAAAATTATTGATTTAGGCACGTTTTGAGCGTTCTAATAGATTTATATATTACGAGGCAGTATGTATATACATAAAGGCATATTTTGAACAAACCAACGCATTTATGAAGGTCGTTGAATTAAAAGCAGATTAAAAACAAATGAGCAGTAAAAAACCAACCATATTAAAAAAGTTAGAAGGAACTTACCGAAAAGATAGGGCGGTGACTAATGAAATCCAACCAACTATTGAGGTAGGCTTAACCGCTCCTAATGACCTAAATGAGTGGGGCATTAAACTATGGGATGATGTGATGAGCGAATACTCCAAGATTGGACTAATCACAAAAGTTGACATGGCAAGTCTTATGGCGGTATGTATGGAATGGGGAATCTATTGTGAGGCGTGTGACATTGTTAGTTCTCAAGGCTTACAAGTTAGTGATGACAAAGGTAATCTGCAAGTTAACCCTGCACGAAGAATAGCAAACGATGCTTTCAAGAATTACAAATCAATGTGCATAGAGTTTGGCATGACACCAGCAAGTAGGACAAAGATAAGCGCACCCGAACAGACTATGAATGACCAGTTTGCAGAATTTGACTAATGACTAAGGCAGAACAATACATACAAGCTATTAAATCGGGCAAAGTTAACCATGGTAAGTGGTTGAAGTTACTGATTGATTGGCATTTGAGAGAGTTAAAGACCTCAGAAATATATGAATATAGGGAAGATATATCATTAAAATACGTTAATTTTATCGAGAAGTTAGAGTTTACGCAAGGTAAATGGGCAGGAGAACCGTTCTATTTACAAGATTGGCAAGCCTTTTTTGTGTCCTTAATGTTCGGTTGGGTACGAAAAGACAACGGATTAAGAAGATTTAAGCAAGTAACTTTGAATGTTCCCAAGAAAAATGGGAAGACTGAGTTAGGTGCTGCCATTGCTTTAGCGTGTAGTTTCTTAGATAAGGACCAAAGAGGTCAGATATTTATGGCAGCGACTACACAAGACCAGGCTGCAATATGTTTTGAGGCTGGTAAGTCAATTGTTAAACGAATCCCTAACCTTGCTTGTAGGTTCACAATTAGACAACATCGATTAATCTGTAAAAAGAACGAAACTTATATTCGTTACATATCGAGCGAGGCAGATGCAACCGAAGGAAAGGGTGCAAGTGTTGTTATATTTGATGAGGAACATTTGCAAGTTACTAACGAACTAAGGGACAACTTAAAGAGTGGTATGGGAGCAAGAGAGCAACCTTTATTTATCTCAATTTCAACGGCAGGAACAGATAAGAACGGTCCATATTTTCAACACTTAAAAACTTGTAAAAAGATACTTGATGGAATCCTGATAGATGATTCTCACCTAATCTTAATCTACTCAGCACCCGAAAAGAAAAAACTTGATTGGGAGAATCCCGAGGTTTGGAAGATAGCCAACCCAAATTGGGGCGTATCGGTATTGGAAGATAACTTTATAGTTGACTTTACAGAGGCTAAAAACGAACCGAACAAGCAACCTAATTTTATAACTAAAAAGTTAAACATTTGGGCAGATTCCGCAAAAACTTGGATAGATGCAAAACGTTGGGATAATCTTGGAAGCGAGAAACGAATTGAAGACTACTATGGCAAAGAGGCGTATATCGGATTAGACTTAGGAGCAACTGGTGACTTTTCAGCTATGGCTATAATGATTCCCAACGATGACCGAACCAAGATGACTTTGTTTATGAAGTTCTACATACCCTCAGACATGGCAGAGAAACGAACAAGAGCCGACCAAATCAACTTTATGCAATGGGCAAGAGAGGGATGGATAACATTAACCGAGGGCGATGCAACCGACTATAATGTAATCAAAGAAGACATGGTAAAGTATTGCAGTAAGTTTCAATACAAGCCTATTGCTTACGATAAGGCTTTGGCTTCTATGTTCATGGTCCAATTGATGAACGATTACCAAATACAAGTTGAGGCTTACTCTCAATCGGTTGGAAGCGTTACAGGACCAACCAAACAATTCTATGAGTGGATAATGAACGGAACAATCCAACACGATAATAACCCAGTAATGGCTTGGATGGTTTCAAATGTAGAGGTGTACCAAGATGATGCCAATGGAAACTATAAGATTCACAAAGGTAAGTCAAAAAATAAAGTTGATGGACCTTGTGCAGTAGTGAACTCAATAGGTCGGATGCTTGAAGAATGGAAGGATAATCCAAATATTTATAATTACGTTTTTTAATATGATAACGAAATACAAATACTTCGAGAAATTCTCGAAATTACTATTTAGAAATCCCGACAAGAACGGAGAAAAGGTTTGGGGATTACTTAAAATATGGCACACCGAAAAAATGGGTAAACCTCGATTTAAGACCTATGGAACATTCAAGAAAGAGAAATCTATTTTTGATAATTCCGAAATGGCAAGGTAACTATTTGGGTAACTTTGGATTGGGAATGATAAAATATTTATAAATCAGTCGTAAATTTGTTTTGATTATGGGAGTATTACAGAGGATTTTAGGAATAGAACAAAGAAAAGCCTTACAAACAACTGGTGGATTAGTTGATTCAACTTATTCGCTGAGTAATGCTTTATCTTTCTTTCAATCAATATTTAATTCAAGCGGTCAAAACGTAACTGCTGAAACCGCTTTAAAACTATCTGCATTTTATTCTTGCGTAAGAAATATTTCAGAAGACATTGCAAAAGTTCCGTTTGATGTATTTCAGTTCGATTCAAAAGGAAATAAGATTTCGGTAAGTCATAGGGCAAAAAGTTTATTAAACAAAATGCCAAGCAGTTTATCAACTCCATTTGTGTTCAGACAGACCTTAATAGAGAATGCTTTAATCTACGGAAATGGTTACGCATACATAGAACGTGACGCAAACGCTAAACCAACTTCAATTTTTATCTTAGACCCTAAATTTGTAGTGGTTCAAGTAGTAGATAGACAATTATTCTATGTTGTAAATGACATTAAGGCTGGTATCATTGGAACTTTTGATGAGAATACAGTATTCCATATCAAAGGAATGGGCGATGGTTATGTAGGTAAGTCTGTAATTATGTACGGAGCGGAGTCTATTGGCGCAGGCTTAGCAGTTCAGACTTATGCAAGTTCATTCTTTGGTTCGGGGGCAACCTTAACGGGAACTATTGAAGTGCCTGGTGTTGTTCAAGATGAAAATCAAGCTAAGAAAATAAAAGACACATTCAATTCTTCTTATAAGACTCAAAACGGAAGTAATAACGGAGTCGCTTTACTACATTCGGGTGCTAAATTCACTAAGATTTCTGCTCAACCAAATGAGAGTCAAATGGTTGAAACAAGGGACTTTGGAGTAAACGACATAGCAAGGTGGTTTAGGATGCCATTGTCTAAGATTCAATCGGGTTCAACTGGTTCAAGTAATCTTGAGCAGTTAAATATTGAGTATGTAACGGATTGCTTAATGCCTTGGTTTGTTAAATTAGAGCAAGAAGTAGAGCGTAAATTATTCAGATTCGATGAAATGGATACAATGGATGCAAAGTTTAGCGTTAGTCAATTGATGCGTGGCGATATGACTTCAACTTCAAACTACTTAAAGACTTTGTACTATGCTGGATTTATAAATAGGAACGATGGAAGAAGGTTTTTAGACCTTAACACAATAACAGAAGATTACGGAAACACTTTTTATTCGCCTGCCAATATGATTCCAGCAACTATGGAAGTTGGATTTTGGAATGCGAAGGACCAAACACAAACAAGCCAAGCACAAGTTGGCAACGGAGGAACACCAAACTAATGAAAAAAGATTACATATTAAACGTAGACACTAACGCAGAGCGTAGGTCTATGACTGGCAACGTAGAGATTAGACAAATGGAAGGAGAAGTTACTCCTACAATTACAGGAATCGCTTGCGTATTTGACCAACCAACCGACATGGGTTGGTACATTGAAAAAGTAGCAACAGGAGCGTTCGACCAAGCCGATATGAGCGATGTAGTTGCTTTATTCAACCACGAAGAAGAAGAACTATTAAGCCGTACAACAGGAAAGGCTGATGACCTTGTTTTGAGTATTACCCAAGCAGGTTTAGGTTATCAATTTAGAGCCAAAAACGAATGCTCAGGTGAGGTTGCACAAAATATCTCATTGGGATTTATTAAAGGTA